CAAGCCGCGCCTCTTTGTAGTTGCTGTAGGTGTTATCGCCGGGGATGCCGAGCATCTGAGGCGGCACGCCAAAGGCAAGCGCAATGTCGCGCGCCGCGCTATTCTTGGCCTCTTGGATGCCCATGTCCGTTGGGCTGAGGCCCATTTCGTGCCACGTCAAGCCGCCCTCAAGAATCATCGGGCGGCCTGCGTTGTGCGACCCTGAGTGCATGTCCTGCACTTCCGCTTTGAGCCGCTGGAACGCATCGTCGCCTAACGGCGCGTCGCCGCTTGCCACGAGCGCGCCGGATGGGCGAGCGCTGTTTTGAAGCAACGCCTGCATATACTTCATCGCCTCGTTGTGCTGGTCAACAGCGTAGGCGCCGGACTCGACGGGGCTTTGACCATACCAATCGTTGATCGGGTTAAACGCCTTCATGTGGCGCAGGTCAAAGGCCCCGCTTGGCGAGCGCGCAAAGATAACCTTCTTGCCGCCGACCTTGTAGCAATAATATTCCGGCAATCCGTTGGCCGCAGGGGTGATCTGCATGCGGTCCGGGCGAAGCTGGTAAAGCTCACGCGCTTGCCCAGCTACCGTCACGCGCTCCTCGTAGCCGTTGCCCGCCAATAGGTAATAGCCGACCTTGGCGCGGATATACTCGGCCCCGGACTGCATCGGGTTTGGCTGCGCGATCAATTCAAGCAGCGGGTGCGCGATAAGCTCCTGCTCACCCCGGAACGCCAGCCAACGCACCGACGCCACCGCGTCACAGATGCGATTGACGGCCTGATAGGCGATCACGTTGCGCCGGTATGCCTCGTCCGCAAACGCCGCATAGTCGCGCGGCGACCACACGGGCTGGCCTGGGGTCATGACGTGCGTGTAAGCTGCGGCGGATTCTTTGACGCTCGGCACTTCAGCGCGCCCAAACAGACGTGGGAATTTCATCTATGCGTCCTCTGCGGCGTGGCTGTTGCCGAAAGGTAACACGTTTAGCAATGTGTTGCCACTACGCCACACACGGCACAAGATAGGTGTGAGCCGTCCACCTATCTTGTGCCACGCATCACAACAAGCTTAGAGCCTGCGCAGCCTCGGAGCGGATCGCGCGCGGATTAGCGGCTGGAGCGCGTAGCGGATTGAGTCGATAAAATGGTTGTGATCGTCAACAATCGCCGGGAGGATGTCGCCGCTTAGGCGATCCACCTTGTGCGAATACAGGCGCGCCTCTCGCGCCGCCATCGGGCAATCCGGGTGGATTGTCATGCCCGCCGACTTGATCCAGCTAACGCCATCCTCAACGCTGCCCGCGCCCTTCTTGACGCCGGTGATGCGCGGCAACCCATGGCGGGAAAGGTAGCTGATGCTCTCAGGGCGCGCGCTATCGGCCCGCGACGTGTGGCGCTCTATGCCGGGCAGGCGGTCAATTAGAAACGGCGCGGTGTCGTCAAGCTCAAGGCCGACCTTGCCAGCCTCGCGCCGGATGTGAACGCGCCCGTTGTGCAGCCACGCCTCGACAGCGGTCGTCGGGTCCTGTGCAAATCCAAAGTCGATGCCGTAATATGGGCCGTCCCAGCCGTCGCCCGGCTCAAACTCTGCCACGTCATAGCGGCCCTTGAATACCTGCGCTTCGGTGATGGAGAGAAAGCCGCCCTCCCATATGTGCTGATAGGTATCGGCGCGCCGCACCATGTCTTGCGTGCGCTCTTGCTCAAGCACCGCAGGAAACCACGGGTTATCGGACCAGTTCATTTCAGCGATCTTGATACCATCGGGCGGCGTATCGCGGAAGCGCTTATGCGTTGCGCTTTCGCTGCTCTCGGGATTCCATGTAACCCACACTTCGGAGTCGTCCTCTCGCACCGTGGGCAGGAGCGTGCGCCAGGCGGATTCGCTCACCGTCTCGGCCTCATCGACCCACGCAAGCAACAGCTTGGACTTGCTTTTGACGCTGGCGAGGTTGACGCGCAGGCCCGCGAACGCATAGCGAATGCGCCCGTCGGTTGAGCGAATGAACCTGTCGCCGATCTCGTAATATGCGGCAAGCCAAGGCACGGCGCGGATCGCGGCCTTGACCTCCTCCATGCTGGATTCATCAAGCGAATTGAGATGCTCGCGCGCGCAGAGGATAACGCCCTCTTGCCCCGACATGCCGCAACGATAGCCATGCACGGCAGACATGAGTGCAAACGTCCGCGTCTTGCCCGATCCGCGCCCGCCGTATGCAGCACGGTAGCGCGCGGCTCCGGTGAACACGCGGCGCAGCTTGGGTGGGACTTCAATCCTCGCCGTCGTCATCCGGGCTTACCAGTTCAATGCGGTTCGGGGACATGCTGCCGTCGCTTGACGTGTGGTTGTGGTTTGATGTTTCGCGGAACCCCGCGCGCGTTTTCATCCAGAAGATTTGCGCAGCCGTGTCGCCGTTCTTGGCCTTGTTAAACAGCGCTCCGCCGATTGCGGCATTGGCTCGCGCGTGCGCTAGGTCAAGCTCGTCCCGATACCATTTGCGCATGGTCTTCGGGTCGATGCCGACCACGCGCGCAATCATGTCATGCGGCGTGCCGATTGTGGCGTGAAGCTGCACAATCTGCCGGGTCTCGGCTGTCGGTATGTGAGGCGCGAATTTGCCTTCGTCGTCGCGGTCATCCCGCATTGCTACGTGCCTCCGTTGCCTTTTGATAGGACTGGCCGCTGCCTTCAAGCGTGGCGGATTGGCCCGTGAAATTTTGCCAGCGTTGGATTATCACGTCGCAATACTTGGGGTCGAGTTCCATCATGCGGCAGTCGCGGGCGGTCTTTTCACAGGCGATCAGGGTTGAACCGCTGCCGCCGAATCCGTCATAGACCATGACTTTTCCCGGCTGGTCCACCATCGCCATTTCAATTAACTCAATAGGCTTCATGGTCGGGTGAACCGTGTTTCTTTGGCGCTTCATTTCCCATACGTCGCCCCGCAGCGTTTTAGATCCTCCAAAGTCGCCATAGTAAAAGATGATCTCATGCTGCTTGAAATACTTATCAAGATTCTGCGCAGGGTTTACCTTGTTCCAAACAATCATTGCCTTTGGCGCTCTCGCCAAGTCAGTCATGGCTTGCTTAAACAAATGAGCGTATTGCCACGAGCAGCAGACATACATCGTTTCGCAACCCATCAGTGATTTCCGCAGAAAATCTGCGAAATCGACATCTGACATTTTGTCATTTTTAATCTTTTCGCGCTTATCTTTGACGCCTTGATATTTGATGTTATAAGGCGGATCGGTAAACACCATGTCAGCCTTGACCCCATCCATCAGCCGCTCCACCGCGTCAATGCTGGTCGAGTCGCCGCACATCAACCGATGCCGCCCCAGTAGCCACACGTCGCCCAAGACCGTAACGGGCACGGCGGGCGCGTCAGGCACCGCGTCGGGATCGGTCAGGCCCTCGGTCTCGTCCATTGTCAGCGCGGCAATCTCGCTCAGGTCAAAGCCGGTCAGCGCCAAATCAAAGCCCGTCGCCTCAAGGTCTCGCAATTCGACGCGAAGCATTTCATCGTCCCATCCAGCGTCGAGCGCGAGGCGGTTGTCTGCAATGATATAGGCGCGGCGCTGCGCCTCGCTGAGATGCGAGGCTTCAATGGTCGGCACGTCTTCCAGCCCGAGCTTTTGCGCGGCAAGGATTCGGCCATGACCTGCAATGATGCCGTTTGCGCCGTCCACGATTACGGGATTCAAGAACCCAAATTCGCGTATGCTCGCCGCTATTTTGCCGATTTGCTCGGCGCTATGCGTGCGGCTGTTGCGCGCGTATGGGATCAAATCGGCGACCTTGGCGGCTTTATATGCGGGAACGGGGTTCATATCATCTCCTTAAACGAAAAAGCCGCCCCCCGCGTTGGCAGGAGGCGGCAGTCGCAGGAGGAGACGACAGGCACATGACAACCCGACAAAGCCAATGTGCCACGGGTCGCGCGGGCGGTCAAGCGTCATCGTCGCCCGGCTCCCAGTCGTCTATCTCCGCGTCAGAGTCCTCCTCAGCGGAATCCCAGATCAGCCCCTCAGCGGAGCCATACATGCCGCCGCGCAGATAGCCTTCGAGGATATCTCGGTCGTCGCCCCTCATGTTCATCGCGTCGGCGGTTGCCCGTATT